GCCATTGATCTGATGCAGGCTGATAACATTACTGGCCCGTATAATCTTGTGCTTAACCCCACTCAGTATATGGAACTTGCAACGTCTGTTCTTGGTTCTGGTGCAGGTGAGCGTGAAATGGCAATGGTTAAGGAGATTCTTGAGGGTGGAAGTATTTACTCTACGTCCTTCCAGGGTACTGGAACGGGTATGCTTCTTGCTGATGCTTCTGCCGGTTTCTTTGAAATGATTGTTGCACAGGATATGACCACCGAAACTGAAGTGCTCCAGAAGTCTAAGGATCTTTGGGGTAGAGTTTACGAGTGTGTGATTCCTGTTGTCTATGATGCAAATGCGATTTGTAAATTAACCACTATTTGAGGTTGGTGATTTACAATGTCTTGGAGTAATATTGCAGAACTGCGTGGATTGGTAGAGACTGAAATATCAGATTCTATCCTCCAAGATATTCTTAATATTGCACAGAGATACATTGAATCACGCATTGGCGTTCAATCAAACCCTTCATATGAAATCCAATCGGCTCATCTCTTTAAATCAGCCGCACTAACCTTAAAGCGAATGAAAACAAACGGCGAATTGCCGTATATGTCAAAGTTGGGGTCAGCCCAACAGTATAATGAGATTGACGATATAATCAAAATGTATGAAGCAGAAACGTCAACATTAATTCGCAAATCAATATTCAGTGTTCAGAAAGCCTCAACTGGATTACTATATATCCGTTCAAGATGTAAATACGTTGAGGATGAAGAAAATGGATAGTATAGAATCATGCGAGTTACAGCATTGTCGTTTACGGACTGACATTTTATGTGAAGTTCAGCGTAGGGAAGAGAAGCAGGATGAACGATTCTACGCCCTTATTGATGAATTAAGATTGGATTGGAAGGAGACAAAGAAAGAGGTAATATCAATTAAAGATACGATGATACAGGGTTTTATAGCGTTGATTGTTGCTGTTATTGGTGTTTATATTTCTTACCTCTTGTTAAATGTTAATGGATTTTTTTAAGGTGGTTTTATGCAACAGAGTGGGTTTAAAATGAATAATATATTAAAGAAATTAGGCGCTTATTGCACCTTTCTTATTCAGGATTCTACAACTCCCTCTGATACTTTTTATCAAGAATCAACCACCACATATAAAGAAGTAAAATATTGGGCTGTTGTTCTCCCTGCCCGCGCATATGACTTACATTCTAATGTATTTGGACGTTTAGATCGCACTGGAGTTGAACAATTTGGTATCATCAACATTTTTATCAATATTCAGGATGGTGATACCATTGTTCTAAACCGTGATTACTACGTTGATAACGTTGGTAAATACCAGATTGTAGGAAAAGAGATTTTTGGAACATCATATTACTTACTTGAAGCACACCTGGAGTCTGCACTATGAAAATAATGGTGCAAGGTGTAGAGGAAACTAATCTAAAGTTAAGTCAGATTCTTGCTGCTGTGCAGGAGAATGTAGATAATACGCTTGATCTCTTTAGTGCTGATATGACAAAGGAGATCAAGGACTCTGCCCCGTATGATACAGGGCGTTACATGAGTTCTTGGTTTTACGAGCGTAAAGAATCAATGAAGTATGCAATTATAAGTCAAAATTCATACGTTCCTTACAATACGTTTCTTGTGTTTGGCACAGAGAAATTCAAACCGATTGCCAATGAACCACGCTACAAGTATCCTGATTCTGATCGTGGTATTATCCATGATGTAAGACAGATTAAGTTTATCTATAGTATTAAACTTGGTCAGTTAATTAAGCGTGTGAACTTACTTAATGCAAATATATCATTAGCGGGGTTATAATGGATATAGATGGTGTTTTAAAGGAACTTGCAGATTTTATTGAAGATAAAGTTCCAGAACTTGATAATAAGGTTACTACCATTTATCCCGAATCAAAAAGATTCGCTCCTCCTACTGTTGTAATAGACATAGTAGCAGGGAGAGAAACCCTCATCGTTGATGGAACAAAGACTCATGAATTAGTGCGCATTGCAATCATTTCTGATAAGAAGAGTGAGATCAATCGCATTTTTAAATTGATTACAGATGCTTTCCTGGATTATGGACGGGAACTTACATTATGCGCTTATGGTGGTGTAAGTTATATTTCTCCCGTTGCTCCTGCATTTGTTGAAAAGAATAGTGCAATGAAACGTGAATTGGATATTGTTGTAATTGAATTTAGAAAGAGAGGTTAACTATTATGGGACAAAACGCAGGTTATACTACAACCGTTGAATATATTAAAGAGACTTCATTTGGTACAAAGCCTACTAATCCCGCTATGAAGTGGATTGGTATTGTTACCGATGCTAAGTTTACGGATAAACCAAAGTCATTTTCCACGCGGTATTTTACGAATGCTGCTTACACTGATCCGAAGTCTGCTGCTTACAAGCACATTAAGACTGTAATGGAAGCGGGTATTGAAATTGAGTATGTGCCACAGGACATTATGAGTGGTTTCATTGGGTTTGCGCTTGGTGGTGATGATACTACTTGCACTGGTCTTGTAGATGGTATTAATTCCGTTACGATTGGTGCAATTATCACAGGTGGGACGAATAAGTATCTTCTCTACGAGGGATGTGTAGTTGATGAGTTTACGCTCACCATTCCTGAAGATGATGTGCTGAAGTGTTCTGCTAAGTTTACTGCTGCTGATGCTGCCGCACCTTCCGCTACTGATTACAAGGGAACGGGTAGTAATGCAACGGAGAGCACCGATGCAATGCTTACGTGTGATGATATTAGTGCCATTAAGTTAAGTGTAGACAATGGGACTACCTGGGCTGATGCTACTGATATTGTGCGTGAGATTGAGTTGTCTATCTCGAATAAGAATGTCTATCTCAAGGATCTTGCCTCTGCTAACAGCACTCATATTGCAGGTGTTGTAAACGTGGGTAAGGATGTTAAACTTGGTCTTGAACTATATTATGATGATCTTGACCTGCTTACACAGGTTCGAGCACTTACTGAGTGTGGATTTAAGTTTACGTGTGATAGCAAGACTTTCACGCTTACGGGTGTTCAGTTCCCCGAGTATCCCCTTGATGTCAAGCCTGATGAGGTTATTGGGGATAAATTGGAATCGCTGCAAG